AAAGCCAACGCGTGAAGAATTGGGAAAATTGCCCTTGAAAGATTTACGTGAAAAATATCCTAAAGTTAAAGCAACTTCAATAAAGGATTTTATTGACAAGGTTCTTGCATTATAAAGTAAGAAATTAAACCGAATAAATAAGGGCTTTATTTTGCTTCAGAAGTAAAGTGAAGCCCTTTTTAATTTATAATAGATTTAAGATGAAATTATATTACAATCAAGTTGCAAATACGATTTTAGACGTTAAAGTTGACAAGCGAACTGAATGTTTTAATTTTGGAAAAGATAATGCTTATCCTTCTTTGATTGAAGCTTTGTTTCGTATATCAGTTACAGCGCAAACTTGTTCTGATAGAGTTACAAAAGCTATTTATGGAGGTTCTTTTGGTGATAAAGGTGACGTAATTGTAAACAGTAAAGACGAAAGCTTGAATGGTGTTTTTAGAATTGGGGCGCGTTGGTATGCAAAGCAAAATAATTGTTATTTACATATAGGATATGACGGCAATCTTGATGTAAAAAGCATTCTTGTTGTTCCTGTAACCGATTCAAGAACGGGAAAAGCTGATGATAGAGGTTATTCAGGAAAATTCATTATATATGATAATTGGGATAAATCAAAAAATAAAAGAATAAAAAATACAGAATTTGAATTGTATGACAAATACAATCCAGACAAGGAGGTAATTAAGAAACAAATTAAAGCTTCAGGAAAAGACGGAAAAGAAGGTGAATTATCTGATTATAATGGTCAGATTTTACATATCAGAAAAGATGATACATTTATTTATTCATTATCAGATTTAAACCCCGTCATGTCAGAAGCACTTCTTGAATCTAATTCACAAACCTTCAGAAGTAAAGGCGCTGAAAAAGGATTTTTGAATACAAAACTTTTAACTGTTCCGCCCTTTAAAGATGAAAACACAAGGAGGGAATTCAAAAAAGATTTAAATGGTGTTAGGGGTGCGGAAAATTCTAGTGATGTAGTTTTGTTGGAAGCGGCGCAAGCAACTGAAGATATTTCAAAACAAATGCACCTTGATGACCTTTCGGGTGAATATAATGACAAGCTTTTTGAATATTCAGACACGCGGGCTGAAAAAAACATTTGCAAAGCTTTTACTGTACCTTTAATATTAGTTAGTCAAGATGATAGCTCAATGTTTGGAAATTCAGGCGCAATGTTAAAAGAAGCTAAAATTCAACTTTGGGAAACGAGGGAAGAAGATCGCGATAAATTTGAAGAAGTATTTTCGAAATTAATGAAACTATTTCCAGAAGAAAAAAGGATTAAAGACGGGGTTGAAGTTGTTAATCCTTATGAAGATAAGATAACGAAGATTGAGGGCGAAAATAAATAAACAGTACAAAATTGAACAATATGGCTAATTTAATAACACCAGCTGAATTTGCAACATATAGAAATATATCAAAGAAGATTGATGAAGATAAAGTCAATGAATCAATTGGATTAGCTCAACAATCTGACCTTGTTCAGATACTAGGTGATTTTTATTTCGATGTTGTAAAGAATGCAGATGAAGCGGAATATGAAGGTTTGATGAACGGTTCTGAATTCGAATACAACGGTGACGAATTTGAACATGCTGGAATTAAGAAGATGTTAGGTGACTATACTTATTCGCGTTTTGTTTATATGGTCAATATTAACCCGACACCGTTCGGATTTCAAAAGAAGTATACTGAAGATTCAGACGGTATTGATAGAAATACAATTAAAGACCTTGCAAAACAAGCGCAAGTTGATGCCGGAATAAAATTCAAATTTATCGAAAAATACATATTAAGCGAACCGACTTTGTTCGATCGGTATTGTAAAAACAAGAATCAAGGAACAGATTTTTTCACACAAAAATTTAGTAAATTATGAGTTCACGACACAACGAACCCGTAGGTACGCAAGACGTAGCTATTCAAGATCAAACAACACCGTTAATAATTGCTTCATTCAGTAAAGAAATCGCTGCGACAACTTTGTCCGTTTTGGCTGTTCTTGATGAAAGAACGATCACCGTGACAAGTCCAACAGGTTTTGTAATTGGTCAATATTTATCAATATTCAATATTGCTGCAAATCGTTTTTATTTAGCTAACATAATTAATGTTGTTGGAAGTGTCGTGACGCTTGATTCGCCGCTTGATTTTGCTTATCCTGTCGGTTCTTTTGTGACGGGCGGAAATGAAAACATGAATGTTAACGGAAGTGTGACGCCTGTGATTTTTGGCGTAAGAAATACAGATGAACAGATAGGAAGTGAATTTGATATTACAAGAATAATATTCCACTGTGAAACTGATACGGCTGTCGATCTTTCAAAATTTGGTGATATTGCTGGCGGCATTGCTAATGGAATTGTAATGCGTAAAGTTGATGGAGTTCAAAGAAATATATTTAATGCGAAGACAAACGGAAAATTAAAAGGTATGATGTTCGATTTTGACCCTGAAGTGGCGCAAGGAAATCAGCAAGATGGATTCACAGGAAGGATGACGTTTGGGGGTCAAAACAAAATGGGTGTTGTTATCAGACTGAAGCAAGGTGAAGATTTGCAATTGATAATTCAAGATGATTTAACTTCCTTACAATTGCTTACAATAACTGTTGAAGGACATATTGTCGAATATTGATTCTAAGCAAAGAAAGGGTTTAAAGATGAAAAAAAAATACATTCCTTATTTTGTAATAGTTGTTTTGATTGCTTATATAATTTTGATAGGTGAATCAAAAACAAAGGTTGTGACAATTCCGTCACAAGAAAACGAAAAAGAAATTAAAAATCCTATTCCTGAAATTAGACTTGACACTATTTATGTCGATTCAATAAAAAAGGAAATTATTTTAAAAGTGATTGAAGTTGAAAATCCCGTGAATGCTGAATTAATGTTGAAATATGAAGAAGCTGTCAAGCAAAATGACAGTTTAATTCAATTAGAACTTTACAGAAACGCAATAAAAGAAAGATTATATACAGAAACACTTGAAGATAGTGTTCAGACAATTACTGTTAAATCTGAAGTGATAGGTTTTTTAAAGTACCAGGTAATTAATTATAAAACAAAACCAAGAATTATAAATTTAGATCTCCCAAAGAAGAAACTTTCTATATATGCAGGCGGTTTTTTGTATGATATGATTGAAGAACCTGCTATGGGTGTGAATTTAAGTTTGATGAATGGGGGTAAAAATAGATTGTATACTATTGGATTTGATTCAAGGAATCGCGTTCATTTTGGAGTCACTTATAAATTGTTTTAATTATGGAGAATGTTTTAAATTTTATAAAAAGTTTGCTTTATGCTTTATTTATTTATTTAGGAATTAAAACGGGAATCGTGAAAATATTATTTTATTTGATGATTATTGATTCAGTTCTTGGGGTTTTGAAAGCTTTGAGGTTGCATAATAAAATCAGTTTAAAAAGATTGGTTTGGGGTATGGTTTCAAAATTATCGGTTTTAATTATTCCGATGATACTTGCTTTAATGGCGAAGGGTTTAAGTTTGGACTTTAATTATTTTGTTGTTATTGTTCTTGATATTTTAATAGTCAATGAAGGGATTTCTTGTATAACTAATATTTTAAGTATAAAGACAAAGAAGCAAATTGAAAACACTGATTATATTACAAAGATGATAGAGGCAATAAGACGTATGTTTATGAATATTATTCAGAAGCTTTTGTCATCAATTGAAGAAAAGGATTCTAAAAATAATAAAATATAGTATTATGGTAATTATAAACAATATTTCAGATGAATATTTTGAATTGAATGGAATTCAATATGTGAAAATTTACAATCCTTTAGCGCAAGGTTCTGAAGCAATAAGTATATTTCAAATTTATGACACAAGATATAAGCTTATTAATTCAATAAAATATTACGAATATAAAATTGATGGTATTGTTTATAGTTCGCAAGTGGCGACAATATCGGTATTATTAGGAGTGATTTACAATTCGGCAATATCGGAAATACAAGCTTTAGAGCTTGAGCTTGATTTATTAAATAGTCGTGTTGATAATCTGGAAGAAAATCAAGTAACGGGTGTTGAAGTTTATGAAACTGTTGCAGATTTACCAGCAACGGGGACTTTGCTTGTTTCTTATAAAGTTTCTAATGACCCAACGCCTTCGAATAATGGTTATTATCATTGGAGTGGTTCTGTTTATGTTCAGGATTATAGTTTAGCAGCTGGTGAAATTGAAGTCGGTAATGTTGAAGCAATAAGCGGCGAAAAAAGTCACTTTCATTATAAAACAGTTGGTGTTTTTAACAAAGCTTTAATATTTAATTTAGGTGCGGGAGAGGTTTCGATAATAACGGGAGTACCAAACGCTTCAACAAATTGGTTACATTCTGGATATATGGATGTTTTACCAAGTACAGATTATACGATTTGGGGATATAGTATAGCTGGTTCATCAAAAAATCAAAGAATTATATATCTTGATAATTCCGATGATGTAATTTCTGTCGAAAGTAGTGACAACGATAAAACTTATACATTCACGACGCCCGCTAATTGTGTTAAATTAATCATTCAAATTGCAAGCGTTTCAGGTGTGGCGCTTGATATTCCGAATAGTCTTTATTGGGATACGTTTAATATTGTAAAAGGTGAGCGTTCTTATGTGAAAGGTAGTTCAATTAATGGCGATATTGAAACAGATCAAATAACAGAAATAGAAGATATTGCAAAGAAGATTGATTCGACTGTTGATTACAATTATATAAATTATAATGTAGCCACAACAACGGGCGCGATTTCAGCTTCAACAGGCGCAGTGGTTACCGAACCAACTTATAAAAGAATGAGCGTGACAAATCCGGTGAATATGGTTGAATATACGGGACAAGGGATTGTTTATTCTGGTGAAATAGATAATGAAATTTATGCAGGGGTTTGCTATTACGATAATAGTTTAATTTTCTTAGGTTATGAATTTAATGAAGCGAAAACTTACAACAGACAAGTCTTAAGTCCGCCGGAAAATACAAAATATATTGCCGCTTGTTCATTAACAAATGACCCTATTCTTGAAAAAATTGTTTTAAAAAGTAGTGCGGGTACTTCGATATATGTTGATGCTTCAGTTGGTTCTTCTGGCGACGGTTCTTTAAGTTTGCCATATAAAACAATTACTGAAGCGATACTTGACGCAAACAACGATTCAGTAAATAATATCATAATCAAAGAAGGTGATTATCGCGAAGTATTGAATTTGTCGGGTCTTGGAATAATGGACTTGAATTTGATTGCGGCGGACGGTGAAAGGATAAGAATTTTAGGTTCAGATCAATTGACAGGCTGGGTTCTTGTAAGTGGAAATACTTATAAAACTTTTTTTAACGGTGTTATTCCTTCATTTTCTAGAATGGATGATCCTATATTTGAAGATGGAAATCCTTCAAAACCGATTTCAAATGATGAACGTCACCCTTTGCAAAAATCTTTATCAAATAGATTGCCGTATTCTTTAATTAATGCAGTTGCGGACATTGCGACCGTAAACACAACACCGGCTTCTTATTATTACGATGAAGTTAACGACGAAATTTATATTCATACCTCAGACAGTGACAATCCAAATACAAACGGTTTTTCTTATGAATTGCCGCAAAGGGTTATAAATACAAGTAATACAAGTGACAATGAAAAGGCGACCAATTTAAAATTCAAAAATATTCAATTTATGTTTGCTTCAATAGGTTTAGTCATTCAAGGGTTTGGATTTGTGGAAAGATATAATTGTGTAAGTCTTGGTCATTCTGGTGCTGGTGGTTTTAGGGATGATAATGCAAAATTAATAATTGCTTATTACGATGAAGCGGGGGGCTGTGATAATGACGGAATAAATGGACATTTTGATTCATTTCCGAATTATGATACTTTGACAGATAATAGAAGTATGCAACCAAATGTAATTTATATTGAACCGTGGTGTCATGACAATTATGACGACGGGCTTTCGCACCATGAAAACCATAATGTAAGGGTTGAAGGCGGTTTATGTGAGTATAATGATGACGGCGGAATTCGAGGTTCTAATGATGCAAATTACATTGTATTAAATTATTATGGTCGTAAAAATGGTTTAGTTTCGGGATTAGGCGAAGGGCTTGCGGCTGTGAATCCTACGCTAAACCCAAATAGAAACGGAGTTCGCATATTGGCTTTTAATTGTTTATTAGAAGATAATGAAATTGGCGTGTCAGCAATAAGCCAGTCTGACAATTCAGTTGAATTAATTAATTGTATTGTAAGAAATAACAATATAGAATTAAAGGCTGATTATGGAAAGATTATTTCCAGAAATACAAAATATTCAAATACGTCAGGAAATATTAAAGTTGAAACAAACGGCGGTTCAATTGATATAAAAAACGATTCAATTCTAACATAATGAAAATAAGAGATAAATTTAAGTTCGGAAATACAAGCAAAAGAAGAAGAAAGGATGTTTCAGAATATTTGATTCTTTGTTTAGATCGTGCTTTGATGTGTTCGCCTGTGGACGGCGGTATTCCTTATAGGGGCGGTTTAAGAATAGCCATAGAACAAAATGAAATATTCAATGAAGGTCATTCAAGTTGTGACGGATATATAAAAATATCTTTCCATCAAAAAAAGGATTCTGAAGGCAAAGGGCAGGCTGTTGATTTTGTTCCTTATATAAAGGGTTTTGGCTATTCTTATGAAGCTTACGGGCGTTTCGGTATATTAGGAATGTTGATGTTGGAAGCATGGGAAGAACTTCAAGACGAAGGCTTGATTCCTAAGAACTTGTATTTGCATTGGGGCGGTTTATGGTCACATAAAGACCCTAAAAAATTGGGCTGGGATTTAGCACACTATGAAATTAGAAGCTATCCGCAAATTGAAAAGGTTTAAAAATGAACAAAAGGAACTTAACAGAAAAAACCAAAGCCAAATATGAACGAATTATTGATGAATGGTTTATTAATGGCTTTAACGGCGCGGCTGCTTATAGAAAATTCTATGCGAATGTAAAAAAAGAAGCAACTGCAACTGTTAATTTTTCAAAGCTTAGTTCTTTGCCAGAAATCAAAGAATATATAAATACAAGGCATAAGGAAGCTTCAGGAAAAGCAAGACTGACACATGAAGACATACTTGATGAATTAGAAGCTTTTGTGATGTTGGATGTTACAAAGGTTGTAACCCTTGGGACTTATGAAAAAAAAGATATTAGAAGGGTAGTTGATGAAGATGCAACGAAAGAATTGCTGACAAGGAAACCTAATTCTACAAGAAGGAAATTCAAGGACGAAGAATACACTTATTTTGAACAGGAACTTCGATTGACAGATTTTAAAGACTTAACAGAAGTTCAAAGGCGTTCAATTGATTCAGTCAAGCAAGGCAAATACGGTATAGAAATAAAATTCTTTCCTAAAGAAAAAGCGTTTGAAATGCTTAACAAACATAAAGGATTTTACGAAGCTGACAATAATCAAAAAGCCGCTTCAATAAATTATGAAAGCCTAAGTGTTGAAACATTAATGAAAATATGGGATGCAAGAAACGGAAATTGATATTGATTTACTGGAAGTAATAAAAGCTTTATTCAAAAAGAATTCTTTTGATTTTATTACTGTAAGAAACGGAAAGAATCATAAAAAGCAAGAAGAAGCTTTGCAGATACTTACAGACAATGAAACTGAAGAATTTCTTTACGGTGGCGCGGCTGGTGGTGCTAAATCTTGGACGGGTTGCGTTTGGTTAATGTTTATGTGTTTAATCTTTCCTGATACAAAATGGTTTATCGGACGTGAAGAATTAAAAAGAATTACCGAATCTACATTAATAACATTCTTTAAGGTTGCGAAGGAATACGGAATAACTTCTTTCAAATATAACGGTCAAAGGAATTACATTCAATTTGAAAACGGAAGCCGAATTGATTTACTTGAATTGAAATATTTGCCGCGTGACCCGTTATATGAAAGATTTGGTTCAACTGAATATACTGGCGGTTGGATTGAAGAAGGTGGTGAAATAAATTACGGTGCTTATGAAGTTTTGAAAACTAGAATAGGACGTCAATATAACGATAAATACGGAATATTAGCAAAGATTTTTATTACTTGTAATCCAAAAAAGAATTGGTTATATCAAGAATTTTACAAGCCGTTTAAAGATGGTAAATTAAAGAAAGGTTTGAAAAGATTCCTTCAGGCTTTTGTTCAGGATAATCCTTTTATTGAAAGCGGTTATATCGACAGATTGAAAAGAACAAAGGACAAAGCCAAAAGAGAAAGATTGCTTCACGGAAATTGGGATTATGATGACAACCCTTATGCTTTGTGTTCTTATGATGACATAACGGCAATATTTGAAAATGATCATATTACAAAAAATACAAATAAGTATATAACAGCTGACGTCGCAAGGTTCGGTTCTGATGTTGCTAGGATTGGAGCTTGGGAAGATTGGGATTTGATCGAAGTTTTAAGTTTCCCGATTAGTAAGACTACGGAAATACAGGCAGCAATTGACGCTTTACGTGTTAAACACCAAATTCCGAAACATAATTGTATTGCAGATGAAGACGGTGTCGGTGGTGGCGTTGTTGATAATTGCGGAATAAAAGGATTTGTGAATAATTCAAGACCTTTTAAAGAAAAAATTACTGATTCATTTAAAGAAATTCCGAATTATGAAAATCTTCAAACTCAATGCTTATTCGGTTTAGCTGAAAAGATAAACGAAAACAAAGTAAATATTTCGGCGGATATATCAACAGAAGAAAAGGAAATGATTACTGAAGAACTAGGAACAATTGAAAAAAGTTCTTCTGATTTAAAGAAATTGTCATTGACAAAAAAGGCAAAGATTAAAGAAAATATTGGACATTCGCCGGATTGGCGCGACTTAATGTTGATGCGAAAATATTTCGACTATGCTGAAGCGAATATCGGTTCATTTAAATTTGTAAAATAATGATAATAACAAACTATAAACTTATAGAATATTTGAATCAACCGCGTGAAGTGATTGAAAAGTATTTGATTGCTTTAAGATATATTAAACCTTGCGAGACAAAGCAAGAAGTTTATCACATGAAATTAAAGGATGTTGAATTCATTAAAAATTCAATTGATTCAGGTGAAGACCTTGACTTAATTGAAATAGTTGGAAGAGTACAAAATTGTACAAAAGATGAAGTTCTTGATATTGTAATAATTGAATTCTTTAGAATATTGAATTCAATTCGTGAACAATTGAAAGTTATTGTAATGGCTGAAGAAAATGCTTTGACGCCTTCAGAAGTAAATATGAAATGGGAGATTGTCGAAGGTTCAAAAAGAATGTCAAAATTTGGGATTTATAACACACTTGAAAGTTTGTCAGGTGGTGACGCTTTAAAATATGAAGCTTATATGAATATGACTTATTCTGAAATATTCACTATTTTATTAATGAGAAAAACCGCTTCGGATATACAACGCGAAATGAATAACATAAAAACAAAAACAGAATAATATGTACGAAATATTAAAAGCTTTAGCGGCTGCAAATAATTGGGTTTTTGATTATGGAAGACATGATTTTGAAAATCTTTTTGAAGCTTCAGAACAGAAAGAAGTTTCACACATATTTCTTGACCCTGTAAAAATACGCGACATAAATAACGATTACGGCGTAACTGAACAGAAGGTTTATTCAGGTTCTTTTATGATTCTCTATTCTTCTGATATGATCGCTATCAGCAATATATTAAACCTATTATTCAAGGTGATTTAAGAATAATAAAAGATTCAATTGCTTGTAATAATGAAGCGACATTTGACCAATGGGAAACAATTGAAGTGATTAATATTTTTGATTATAATTTTGATGGTGTTATTTGTAATTATCAGATAACAGTTGATTTTGATGAAGAAAAGAATACTTATTCAGTTGAATTTATTATTGCTAATAATGAAATTCATTTAGTGGGTGCAATGGTTATAGTATCAGGACAAGAATTAAAGGAAACTGACGTCAACGGAAAAGCGATTTATTATGATCTTGACAATGGTAGCTATAATTATATAATAACGTATGAATCTAAAGTTATTGATGAAGGTGTTGTTGTTATATTTGATTCTGATGTAATCAAGGAAGTTGGGTTTTGGAGTATATTACAATGTGATACGGCAGGAATAGCTTATGCAACACAAACGGAAGCTTATGGATTAGTGTTTGATGGGATATTGAATAAAGGTTCAGATTTAAATAGTTTAGAAATACAAATAATCAGTAGTGATACAACTTCTTCAGGACTAGGTTACGAATTGTTTATTACCAATAATGAAAGTATTAAATTTAACAAAACAGGGTTGGCGGTTCTATTTGAAACTTCAATATCTTATGTTATTATTAATACAGATTATCGTTTTTTAATATGGAGAAATAAAACATTAAATCAATATATAACAGGTGCAATAGGAACGTTTGTTATTTATTTGCAAGGTAAAAACAAGGCTATCACAACTAAAAAATATCTAATTCCAAATACTGATGAAATGGAATTAGTTAATGTTTCTGGTGGTTCAGGTTCCAACCCTGTTACTGACAATGAATTTATTACATCAAATTTTATTGTTGCAGATTTAGATGCAGGAGATCAAATAAGTAAAATTAGGACTAATGGAGATTATACTTCACCTTATGATTTTACAGTTAGTACAGGAGCTTATTCAATAATTGATGAAATATAGCTGATGACTAATGACGAAATAATAAAAGAAGAAATTGACGCTATTTTAAGCGATATTCTGGACGTTTACGAAAAATCTGGAAGAAAGGCTTCTGGTCAATTCGCTGAAGGATTAGAAGCGGTATATGAGCCAAATAAGGGAACAATAAAAGGATATGTTTATCTTGCTGGACGTGGAAAGACAAAGAAGAAAGGAAAACCGGGTGAACCAACTGTTCAACAACAGATTTTAAAATGGTTAAAAGTAAAGGGAATTACGGCAATTGAGAAGAATATTACTCAAAAAAGTTTAGCTTTCTTGATTGCAAGGAAAATTCATGAAGAAGGAACAAAGCGTTCTGAATGGTTAAAGATTTATGAAGAAGTAATAACACCCGAAAGAATAAATAGTATTATTGATAGGATTTCAGAATTAAAAGTAAATAGAATTATAACACAGATAAACGCTGAACTTGAAATTTTGGCAAAAAACGTATAGATTATGGCAATCACATTTATAAAGCAACCTGAAGGAATTTATCCAGCGTATAATGATTCATTTATTGAATTTACTTCAGATTTGGCGGATAATAACAAGGCGGAAATCACAATATATCCGACTGAAATTTTCACACGTACATTTTTGATATATCCTGACGCTGATGGGAATTACTTATTCAATATTAAAGAAGCGGTAAAAGTTATTTTTAATTCAGACGGATTTAAAGATGGAAACTATTTTATTGATAGTTATTATAAAAGTATTACAGGTCTTTATTTATTACAACAAATCAAGATTGAAGTATTTAATGATTCGACAAGCGAAGATATAACAAAGTATTATGATTTTTTCAAGGCTGTAAAGCAAATAGGTGAAGCAATTTATTCAAATCCTTATCAGCTTTTATCTTATTCTAAGAACGGAATAAATTATTCAATGACTTATTTTGAAGGATTTCCATT